ATGAGCAGCGCAATTCATAGACTTAGCGACACTCTTTTACGAAAATTAAGCGGATCACCAACCACAAAAAACGCCTTTTTTAATGACGGTGGCAATCTTAGCGTAAGACATTCCACTAGCGGCCTGTTAACCTGGTATTTCACTTACAGGGCCGGAACTGGCAGGCAGGTATCACCGGAACGCCTGAGACTGGGCAACTATCCCGATCTGAGCCTGAAAGCAGCCAGGGAAAAAGCGGCACAGTGTCGCGCCTGGCTGGCGGAGGGGAAAAATCCACGCCATGAGCTTAATCACACAGTGCAGGAAGCGTTAGCCCCCGTGACGGTTAAGGACGCGCTCACTTACTGGCTTGAGTCGTATGCGAAGGAAAAGCGCACTGACCACGAATCACTGAAAAGCCGTATCAATAAGCACATAATCAGCCAGATTGGTGCTATGCCGCTGGATAAATGCGAGCTACGCCACTGGCTGGCCTGTTTTGACCAGCTTGCTAAGCGTAATCCGGTATCAGCCGGCTTTTTGTTGCAGGTATGCAAACAGGCGCTTAAGTACTGCCGTAAACGTCGCTACGCCGTCAGTAACGTTCTTGATGATATGGTCGTAGGTGATGTGGGAAAAAAAGCAGAAATAAGCGAGCGAGTGCTAACAAACAAGGAGCTTGGCGAGCTACTCCGCGCACTGGATGAAAAAATTTTCCCGCCGTACTACAGCGCTTTAATTCGCCTTCTGATTGTCTTCGGATGCCGTACCACTGAGCTAAGACGCTCCGAGGTTCGGGAATGGGATTTTAAAGAAATGCTCTGGACTGTGCCGAAAGAACACAGCAAAACGAAGGTAGCAATATTCAGGCCAATACCGGAAGCGATCTTGCCGTTCGTCATGAAGCTGGTGGAGCAGAACAGGCACACGGGCTTATTGCTTGGAGAACTGAAAGGGCAATCATCCGTAGCAGAGTACGGAAGAACGGCACACAGACGCATTAATCAAGCCCCCTGGTCGTTGCACGACATCCGGCACACATTTACAACCATGCTGAACGATTTAGGCGTGGATCCGCATATTGTCGAACAGCTTACTGCCCACCAGATGCCAGGAATGCAACGCGTCTATAACCACTCCCGTTATCTCGATGCAAAGCGTGACGCTCTTAATCTATGGGTAGACCGTCTCGAGCTTCTCCAGAACAATGATGAAAAAATCGTTGTTATGACCCCGCGAATTTACACCCAAAATTATTGACAAATTACGGCTGTTTTTTCTTTAAGAGATTACAGCCGTGAATAAATCGTAGAATATCGGAAAATATCTGCAAATATCTTAATTGGAATGTCGTCTTCTGGGTTTTTATTCTCTGTTTCTTGATTGTTCCAACACTTGATGGTTTATCTATTTGTTTTTAATGAGATAATTCAAGTGTCATGCAAAATGAAGACATTTTTTTGTTGCGTCGCTTAAAAACTCGTGACACGATTTTAAACACTAACGAGCTTCTACGAACCTTAGCGAACAAAGCCTTTAGCATGGTTGTGTTTTTAATTTAAGAGGTGAAAAAGAATCTAAGTAATATCCGATCTCATATATCTACAGCTAAGAGAAAAGTTTATATACGTAATTTTTATGTAGGTTTTTGTATGCGTGAAATAAATGAAGATCGCGTAATCCGTGAGGATGAATGTCGTAAGTTAACTGGAGTGTGTCGCACTACACGCTACGAACTGGAGAAAAAAGGGAGCTTTCCGTCTCGCCGTAATCTTGGTGGGCGTTCTGTAGGTTGGCTGCTGTCCGAGGTTATGGAATGGGTTAAAAGCCGGGATCGCATTAATTCAGGTAAGGCAGCGTAAAGGGGAGCATATGACATATATAACAAAGGCGACCGGGGGCGGTCGCCAATGGATACACACTAAACTTGAACGCATCACCAACAATGCCACATTTGCGGCTGGTGGGCAATGTGATCAGTCAGATTTGGTTCGTCCCAAGGTTTGCAACGAGAGCTTTTTCCTGTGCTCTTTAAGGAATTTCTCAAGAGCAAACGAACAAGGTGCGAATCTTTCTGATTCATGCTCTATCTTTCTGCGCCGTCTTTTCCGTGCCGGTGATAATGTTTTGGTCAATTCTTTATCGGTCATTGTGTTGTCCTGCATAGCAATGCGCCGTAGTTACTCACACCACGGCGCTGATAGTGATTATTCTGATTCTTTGGCCTTCCGGCGCTGTTCATATTTTAATTTGCGTCCACAGGCATCTAAGACCCATGCGGAAAAATTAGCACTAGGATTAGTTAATTTTTCTTGTTCAACGCTGGCATCAATCCCATCTATAAGCTCATGTGGGAATCGAATATTTTTCTTTGCTGATTTGTTGTTTGTGTTACCGCTAGACATTGATGCACCTCACTTAAATGGACTTTATGGGCGCACACAATACAGCAAAAAAAATGAGATGTTAAGTATTGACATGTGCGCACACATGATTTTAATCTGTGCGCACAGTTTGAGTTTTGTCACTCAAATTAAGCAACGCCCCGCAGTGCTCGCAACACATGCAGGGCGTCTAACCACCAACGATAGCAAGAGTATCGAGGTAGCTATGAGAAATCATACCACACACCCGCAAGGGCTGGACTCGCACAACCTGAATAAATACATCTGGCGTTTTATCGCCCTGAGTACGGCACAACCGCGCGTGATTACCATTGAGGCCAGCAGCGAACAGGAAGCACGCCAGCAATCCCCGGCTGGCTGCGTGATGGTATTCGCTGCCCGTATTCGTCAGGGGGTGTGCCATGCCTGATATGTCAAATTACCAGTACCTGATTAATCCGCATTTTAACTGTGAGCATGATATTGCTAAAAAGGTTTATTCTGCTGCGGATGCGGCTACTGACAATATATCAATGGCTGTTGCGTCAATTGGTAGCCTGATGTGGTATGCGTCAGAAAATAAGGAATATGACGAAAAGGCTATGCGCATTGACATGGGGAATATCGGTTTGTTACTGACAATGCTTGGGCAGTTTGATATTTCGTTACGGTGCACCATTGAAAATGCCACAGATGCGTTAAATGCCATAAAGAAAGCGAATACTGATTCAAATCGGGGATAAGTAATCATGAGAACGTATTTATCTGGCTTGACTGCCAGCGGTTATGCACACCCCAAAATTATCCCCGGCGCTATTTATCTGGATAAGAACGGTAACAGAGTAACGGTAAAAGAACTGATGTTTGACCGTGTGTATTTTATCCGTGATGGCTATTCATTTCTTAGTTCGCTGAACGTGGAGATCTTTATTTGTAGATTCCGGCGGGAAATCCCGACTTCCAGAAATAACCATGTGTCACGTGTGGATGTGGATAAAAAACTACAGGAACTGAAAAACATGATTGCCGCGTGGAGAGAGCAGAAATGAAAAAAGCGCCAAATTTAAAACACCAGCCGCGTGACAAAATGACGGAAGTCATCATTTTTGCGGGTAGTGATGCGTGGGCACATGCGAAACAGTGGCAGGAACAGGACGGGCGACTGGCTGGCGATAACGTGCCACCTGTCTGGCTTGGAGAGCAACAACTTGTCGAACTGGACAACCTGCAAATCGTACCGGACGGACGCTATCGCGTGCGTCTCTATCAGGCGGGGTTATTGCGTCCGGGGCTTGTTAATACCATCGGGCAGAAACTGGCAGCGGCAGGTGTCAGGGATGCTGATTATTACCCTGAAGGAATGCACAGCCAGAAACGGGAGAACTGGCGCGAATATCTGGAGCGTGAGCGGGGAGAGCTGGCGGAAAAGAAAAAGGTAGTTGAACTGCCTGTAAAGAAAAAAGAGCCATGCTATCAGGATGATGAATTAAAGCCCCGCGTTGAAAGTCGCGTCGATGGTGTTTTCTGGGTAACGCCCAAAGTGGATAAGCAGTCAGGCGAAATTATCCGGCCTGAGACGTGGTTATGTTCTCCGCTTGAACTACTGGGAACGGGGACGATCGGTAAAGAGCATTACCGCGTGATGCGCTGGAAAAAATTAGCAAACCATGAAGTCATCACAATGGCGATCCCGTGTGGTGGCATTGGCGACCGTGACGGCTGGCGGTTGCTTAAAGATCACGGGCTGAATGTGACAACAAACGGCAAATACAGGGCTATCCTGGCTGACTGGATGCAGTTAAGCGGAAGCCATGAGGAATGGCAGTTAAGCACAACAACGGGCTGGCATTTTGGCGCGTACATCATGCCGGACGGTTCAATCATTGGTGATTCTGAAAAACCGATCCTGTTTACCGGAAAAAGTGCCGCTGTTAATGGCTATTCGGTTGCGGGTACGGCGGAGGGCTGGCGTGACAGCGTGGCGCGGCTGGCTGGTGGCAATCCGTCCATGATGCTGGGTGTTGCCACGTCACTGGCAGCACCTTTGATTGGCCTTGTTGGTGCTGACGGCTTCGGGGTACATCTTTTCGAACAGTCATCGGCAGGGAAAACCACCACGCAGAACATCGCATCAAGTTTATGGGGAGAGCCGGACGCACAACGGCTTACTTGGTACGGAACGGCGTTAGGTATCGCCAACGAGGCAGAGGCACACAACGACGGGCTGTTACCCCTGGATGAAATAGGTCAGGCCGGAAACGCGCGGGAGGTGTCCACGTCAGCCTATACGTTGTTTAACGGCTCCGGGAAATTACAGGGGGCGAAGGACGGCGGCAACCGGGAGATAAAACACTGGCGCACGGTGGCAATCAGCACCGGAGAAATGGACGTTGAGACATTCCTCAAAACGGAGGGGATAAAAGTCAAAGCGGGGCAGCTTGTCCGCCTGCTTAACGTTCCGATGGAAAAAGCCACGCAATTTCACGAATACAGCACCGGAAAGGCGCACGCAGACGCGTTAAAAGATGCCTGGACAGAAAATCACGGGGCGGCGGGTCGTGAATGGGTTAAATGGCTGGCAGACCACCAGCAGGAGGCAAAGGATACGGTAAGGGAATGCCGCGAACGGTGGCGCAACCTGATACCGGATAGCTACGGCGAGCAGGTCCACCGCGTGGGGGAGCGTTTCGCCATACTGGAGGCTGCGCTTGTGCTTTCCGGTCATGTAACTGGCTGGGCCGCGCAGGAATGCCGGGACGCAATACAGCATAACTTTAATGCCTGGGTGAAGGAGTTCGGCACGGGTAACAGGGAATTTAAACAGATGGTTGAACAGGCTGAGGCGTTTTTGTCGTCGTTCGGGTTCAGTCGATACCTTCCTTACCCAAACAGTGATGAGCGTGATTTACCGATTAAAGACCTTGCCGGATACAGAAAGGGGAGTATCAGAAATGAAGATGATGAGTTCCGTTTTTACACGTTTCCTCATGTGTTTGAGGGTGAGATAGCACAGGGATTTAATCCGTCTCACTTTGCCCGCGCGTTGAGTGCTGCCGGAATGCTGGAAGCGGGTAACGATCGCCGTTACAAGAAAAAGGCGCTCGGCAAAATTGGGGGTAAGCAGCATGTTTTTTACGTGATGATGTTCCAGCCTGAGGCAGAAGATTAACTACCCTGTGTGAGGTGAAAAGTTGCGGGTTATGCGGGTTATCCTGTGTATAAGTGAATTAACTGTATGAATAAAAAGGAAATCAATAACCCGCACGTAACCCGCAAAATGGCAGTTATAACCCGCAAAAGTGCGATTATAACCCGCAGAATTTCACCGTAAGGGTGTAAACAAGCGTAACTATCAACGTTAAAACCGGAGAACAGACAGCATGACAGCACAGATAGCGGCTTACGGGCGGCTGGTGGCTGACCAGCAGTTAAAGACCACCAGCAAGGGCACACCGATGACGCTGGCGCGTATGGCGGTCCCCCTTCCGTGCAGCCAGGCAGATGACGGAACGGCGACGATGTGGTTATCCGTCCTGGCATTTGGCAGACAGGCCGAAGCACTGGAAAGGCACCGCAAGGGTGAACTCCTGAGCGTGGCGGGTAACATGCAGATCAGCCAGTGGACTGGGCAGAACGGAGAAACGCGGCAGGGCTGGCAGGTTATCGCAGACAGTGTAATCAGTGCGCGAACGGCGCGACTGGGCGGCAAAAAAGGTCAACAGGGCCAGGCTACTGACGCACTGAACAGGGCAAAACAACAGGCGGGTAACGATGATCCGTACGGGGATAACATACCGTTTTAAGCAATGAGTAACAGAAGCCGGAGAAGTTCGGCTTTTTTATGCCCCAAAAAAAGCCCGATAAGGTCAGAGGGTCTTATCGGGCTTTTGCATATGAGGCTTTTATCTAACAGTATGGTGACTACTGTTGCCGCAAATCATTTCACAATTTGCAACACAACCAAACATTATTGCGTAAAATGAAATCATGATTATAATCACAACTGGATGAACATCCAGTTGTGATTTTTAACGTCAAAGAGGAATTTCCGACTATGGCAGAAGAGAAAAAAGGCGGGGTGACAGTTTACATAAGCCCAGACATCGTGGAGGCGCTCAAGGAACGCCACCAGCAGAACGTAAAAGCAGGCATTGCGGCAGGACTTGAGCCGCTGGCGATGGTTGAGCCGTCAACAGGCTGGCAGGTACGCGCCTATTTACGTGCGGCGCTGGGCATGAATCAGACTCATGGAGGTGAATAATGACAGGCAAAGCAACGGCACTTAACACTAACCAGCTTTTCAGATACCTGAATCGCGGGGATATTTCGGAATTTAAATTCAGTCCACTGTTTACGTCGCTGTTTTTCCCGAAAGTAGCGACATTCAACACGCAAAACATCATGCTGGATAACCTGGATACCGAAGAAGTTACCATGTCTGCGTTTTGTTCGCCTATGGTGGGTAGCCAGGTACAGCGCGATAAAGGGTACGAAACCAGCACGATTAAACCTGGCTACATGAAGCCAAAGCACGAAATCGATCCAACAAAAACCATCATGCGCATGGCTGGAGAAGATCCGGCACAGCTTAACGATCCTACCTACCGACGTATGCGCCTGATTACTGGCAACATGCGCCGCCAGATAAACGCCATTAAGGCACGCGTGGAATGGCTGGCGGTGAATGCGGTAACGACCGGAAAAAACATCATTGAGGGCGAAGGCATAGAACGCTATGAAATCGACTGGAAGATACCGGAAAAAAACATCATAGAGCAGGCCAAAGGCCGTAAATGGTCAGAGCAGGACAAAGAAACCCATGATCCAATCTATGATATCGAACTATACGCAGATCAAGCAGGTTGCCCCGCCAACGTCATGATTATGGGCGCTGAGGTATGGCGAACGTTACGCAGCTTTAAAAAATTCCGCGAACTGTACGATCTTTCCCGTGGTTCAGAATCCGCCGCAGAACTGGCCTGTAAAAACCTGGGCGAAGTGGTGAGCTTTAAAGGCTATCTGGGCGATATTGCCCTTATCGTCTATTCCGGCAAATACACTGACAGCGACGGCACCGAAAAATATTTCCTTGAGCCTGATTTACTGGTCCTGGGCAACACCAACAACAAAGGTCTGGTGGCCTATGGTGCGATTATGGATCAGGAAGCTGTAAGAACGGGCGCAACGCAAAACATGTACTACCCGAAAAACTGGATTGAGGACGGCGATCCGGCGATTGAGTACGTGCAGACACACAGCGCACCGCAGCCGGTTCCGGCAGATATTCGCAAATTTGTTACCGTCAAAATTGGTTAACGGGGGATTCTATGGACACTCCATACATTGAGTTATTTGCAGGCAGTCAGCAGGTATCCACGACACTGGTACATTTTGCCGCTGATGCTGGCGTTATTCAGGAATTTACCCCGCTGATGCTGGCGGACAATGGCGAGTTTAAGCCGTGGGATGGTCAGGAATCTGGCAAGGCTGTTTATCTGACTTCGTACCCCGTGGACACGTCAAAGCAGAAGTCAGCACAGTGTTACAAGACGGGGATATTCAATATTGCCGCCGTTAACTGGCCTGAGAGCGCCGACACTGACGCGAAAAAATGCGCCGCCTTTGCGGGTTCTGGTGTATCTGTTCAGCCGCTGGCGCGATAAGCAGGGTGGAACGATGGCAACGAATGAAAGTATCATGGCGCTACCGCTGGCGAGTAAATTTAAAGCTGAAGCGCGGGCAATGGCTGACAGATGTCTATCAACCTACGAAGCTATATATCAACTTAACAAACTGGAAGAACAGGACAAGCCGCGCGCTGATGCGATTATGTCGCTTCATGAATCTGACGACTATCAGCCGCTGTTACGTGCAATGGCAAACGTGCCTTGTATTGATGTTGATACGGCTAAAAACATCCTGAACATGACCATAGAGCAGGAACGCCAGAAGGTTGCACCAGAGCTTACCGCAGCCTTTGAAAACTTTATGGACATGCACAGCCCACAAGCCGTATCAGCTGGCATGGCATACGATGGCAGAAACCCGGGCGATGACGGCGACATTGATCGCATACTGAAAACCATCTGAGACAAGGCCGGAGAAATCCGGCTTTTTTGCGGGTCCTTTCCGGCATATGGACCCGTTACGGGGCGGCGACCTCGCGGTTTTTCGCTATTTATGACGTTTTTCCGTGAAGGTGACACCACCACCACTTGATTAATATTTAACCATGCAGTTAAGGTAACATTATGATTGATAAAGCTTGTTTTGTAAGTCAGCAGGAAATAGCTGAACATTTCAAGGTTAACAGAACCACTATTCGCGCATGGACCAAACAGGGGATGCCGTATCTTAATGCGGATCGCGGAAAGTCTGGCGGTTATCACATCGGGCATACATTGCTTTGGTCTTCAGGTAAAAGCCGTCTTGAGGCCATCAGATATCACGTAGAAACCAGTGCGCTGGAAAAAATTATGTTTGCCAGGCTGCTTTCATCTGAGCGTGACGAGTACTCCAGTGAAGAAACAGAACATCGATTTGATGAAGGTTTGCAGATTTACGGCTATTCACCGGAAGATGTGAGCAAGGCACGAAATAAAATGGCTGGCTTTCTGGCTGGGTGGCGTCATGCCGTAAGCGTTCGCCGTGCCAGCATGGAACAATCAGTCGTTACAGAACAGCAAAGTTAAAAATCACTTTCTGTTACGCCATCAAATACGCAATACAACAACCACGTATTTTTTTAAAACTATTTGATTCAATTAGCATTTTTTTATTTTTAGCATCAAAAAAACACTATCAGGTTGTTGTATTGCTCTTTATTTTTACTTAGTTATCAAATGGATATGACAAACAATTAAACAACAACCTCCCTCTAAAAAAGCTCATAAATAGCGAAAAACCGCGAGGTCGCCGCCCCGTAACGGGCCATAATTCCAGGAAGGACCCGACGACACCAGACTATCAGAGCGATGGGGGCACAATGACAGAAGCCGAACTACTGGGATTAATCCGCCGCGTTACCGGAATCAGCCAGCAGCATGACGAACAGGCCACACAGCCGGACAGCGTGACAGCCGAAAATTACGCGCGTGTTGTTGCTGAGGTGATGCGCCGTGACGGTATTGAGCTTAACGGCGTGGATATGCGCAACATACGAACCAGAGTCCTTGAGTTGCTGGCATACCGTCGCCGTTCTCAACAACGGAGGGAGAGCGCGAAAAATACTTACCAGTGGAAGAAGCCGGAACGACTGCGGCGGTAACTTGCTGATATTCCCGATAACGCAAAATTGCGTTGGCTGGCATAGTGCAAATTTGCACGATGACCTAACCCATTGACTTTTCT